GGAAATAAACCACATCAGCTAACTCACCAAGATTTTGGCCAGCTGGTAATGTAGTAATTTCGGTGCCCTTGCCACCTTCACGGCGTGGGAGCCAAAAATCTTCAAGCATTGACATGTGCTTACGGTCATCTCTTAATTCGCCAGTCTGAGCATCATATACCATCTTATTACGGTACTTGACCATAATATCACGGAGATACTGTTCAGCTTTACCTTTAGGAAGATTACCTACATCGATGTAGAATATTCTTCTTTCTGGTGCTCTGGATAAGCGATAGATAACAATAGCATCCTCAATCATTCTTAACTGATTGAGTGGTTTAATTGCTTTATGTAAATATGAAATAACGAATGTATTTTTTGCATCCATTAATCCAGAATTTACATTGATAATTGATTCTGGTGCAATTCTTAAGCCAGCATTAATATTGCTTGTATAAGTTTGCGTTGTTGTGCCCTTATCATTATAAACATAGTATTCAGCTATTGAACCAATGATATTAGCGCCTGTTTTTGGATCTCTTTCTTTTTTAACTTCACGCACTTTACGAATCTTGCGTGGGTCAATATATCTTAATTCTTGAATCCCTTCTTTTGGATTCTTTTCATTAACGACAACATGGTAATTTAAACGACCGTCAATATACCATCGTTTGAATAGGTCATCAGCCAAATTGCTAAAATTAAGCATTCTTTGGATGGTATCAAATTCTTCAATGATTTTCTTTTTAATAGACTCTGGTTGTTTAAGTTTGTCTAAAACAATAGACACAACTTTACCAGTTTCATTATGAGATATAGCTTCATTGACGATATCATCAATGGCCATTTCTAATTCTGGATGATTAGCCATCTCACGATAGCGAGTGACTAATTCAATTTCATTTCGAACAGAGCCTTCTAAATCAACATAAGTTCCATAGTGAGCATTGGATGTAATGGTAACTGCACCATCATCCATCGTCTCTGTTGGAAGTGCGAAAGAAGCTTGTTCAGGAAGTTGTGGTTGAACAACATCCTTACGACCTAGGGTAAACCCAAAAAGTTTCACTGCCATATTATATCATCCTAAAAAAAATAGAGAAGGACCGAAGTCCTCCTCACTACACTACACCGTCTTCTACTGCTTCCCACCATTGATATGATAGCGTTACAGTAAATTCCTCAATTGCATCATTAGCACCCCAATCAACATCGATTGGAGATACATCAGTTGGAAATAAACCAACAAATTTATATTTTTTGAGTGTGTTACCTTGTTTGCCAAATTGTGTTACTTGACCATCAACTGTGTATCCTGCAGGAGCCTGAGCTACTGGATTACGCACATTAAGATTGTGACTATTAATACCGTTCATCCATCTTTCGAAAGCGTTACGGATAATAAAGTCTTCATCATTGACGATAGTTATTGTCCAATCTGCGAATGTTCTATTTCCTGCAAACTTTAATTCACGACCAAAGTATTGAACAGGCACAACACCGACTGTTGAGCCGGGAAGTTGTGCTGTTTTACACATGAAAGTTAATTTTGTTTGTGCGTTTGCTGGTAAAGAAAACGCAGGAAAGGGCATAGCCACCTCGAACAGATTTGGACGAGCGCCGTCACCAGTTAGCTGGCTACGGAATTCATTTACATTAAATGCCATTTATTTTCTCCTGTTTCTCTATTTATTAGAACTTACCAACAACTTCATCGAATGAAACACCAGTTCGAACAGCAACAAAGTTAAGTTGAATAAAGTTGATTGAACGAGCCGGTTTGATGTAGATATCACCAACAAACTCATTTCTATCGATAACTTCTGGAGTATTATTTGACTCATCGCAAACTACACGGAAGTCGTAAATACCACGGCGACCTTGAACATCTCGTAAATATGGTTCTACAAGATTTACAAATGAAGCACGAGTGAATTGGTCGTTGAATTCAAACAATGAGAAACGAGCTGCACGAGCAATTGCTTTCTCAAGGACAATGAATAATCTACGAACATTGATTCTATCAAACGCACTTGGTTTGCTTAGAAGTGTCTTGTCACCAAATAACACAGTACCTTCGCCTTGGAATGTAACAATAGGATTAATACCCTTTACATACAAATCATCACGATTTGTCTTTGTTGGATTCCATGCAAGCTTGATTGAGTTTTTAATAATACCACGATTTAAACCACCTGGTGAGAACCATGGGTCTCTTTCGAGGTCTGTTCTTGCACATAGACCAGCGATGTCACCATTTAATGGTACCCAGCGATATACATCGTTATATTTGTCGTATTGATATTTCCAATTACCATCTAACACAGCATATGATGTGCTTGTTAATGTATCACGGTAAGTTTTGATATCTGTAACTTCATCACCAGCATTGTCAACACAATTTGCTTTAGTTGGTGATAAGAATACTAGGCAATCTTTACGAGTTTCTGCCATTGAAATAAGACTTATTGCAACAGTAGCGTCAGCTGGACCAGAAACAACTAAATTGATATCTACTGATTCAGCAGGATCAAAATAATCGTAAGCAGTAACCACATTGGCAGTTGAAACTGTACCATCGGCACCACTTGCAAGAGATAATGTTACATTAGCTGCAAGTTTTGTAAATGCTACACCAGAAGCTGCATTTCCCCAATTAGAAGAAGCATTAGCATATGTAGCTGTTGTATTTCCTGTTGGGTGTGATAACCAGTGAATGTATCTTGATTTATTTGCAAGAACATTTTTATAGTAGTTTGTATTACCTGAATCGTCTTTAGCATCTGATGCTTTAGAAACATATCCATATTTTTCAAGAACTGTACCAGAAGTACCTGTAAATTTACCATCTTCATCAACAACAACGATATGAATTTCATCATTAGCGCCACCTTGATTTGCAACATAAGTTGAAGTGTTAGGTGTTGTTGAAAATTGTGAAGCATATGTCCATGTAGAATATGTGTTAGCATCGCAAAGTGAAACTTTAAGTGAATTACCTAAAGCACCTGCATAACGAGCTGCAAATTCACCTCGTGTAACACCACCGCCTGAGTAGTTACTCAACCAGTCATCATCATTTGAAATTAATACTGCAGCTGCTGCCGTTGTGTTAGCTACAGCGTTTCTTGTTGTTGCGATATTAGCCGCACGAACAATTTTTAAGTTATTTGAATATGCAAGAAAGTTTGCTGCTGAGAACCAATATTCATATACTGTTGAATCAGGCTTGCCAAATGTATCAGCAAGACGAACTTCATCAGATATGGTAGTTATTACGCCAACTGGACCCCATGCAAACGGCCCTGCAAATGCTCCAATTGAAGTTGGAACGGAAGGGACAATTGTAGTCAAATCGATTTCTGATACATTTACCCCAGGTGAGAGCTGAAATGCCATTGGATTTCTCCTTTAAATAATAGCTTTACGAATAATATATTGTTGTTAAATTCTTTTATAGTCTATTTAGTTATTTAAAAACTTGAGGACGAAGTATAACCCTTTTCGGTCCAAATATCGTTATTTTCTCTGTCTATCGATATTTCTTCTCGTCTTCCGTCATCAATTATGCCAACCGGTACTAAATCTTCTTCACCCAACATATTTTGTTCTGCCAACATTAGCTTGCGAACATCAATAGAGGTTGAATCTTTAAAGAAACTTTGTGCCGTCAACCATGAAAATAGAACTAATCCCATAACTAAATCGTCATTATTACCTTCTTCAGCTGCATAACTATCACGAATCCTTGAAAAGGTATTCATTTCAGCTATCGTGTCAAAGTCATTAATGATTAACTTATCATTTTCGACAAGTGTTTTTAAGTTAGCACACCCAATTTTCTTAACCGTTTTGGTTGTTTTAATACCAAAAGAAGTAGACCGTCTAAACCCAGCCGATATACTTTGACCTTTAATATGATGGTGTTCTAACTTATAAATGTTTTCGTATTCTAAATCATAATGTAAAATATCAACCACTTGTTGACCAATATTATTAGTCTCAATCAGAGCAAAGGCTTCATTGTATTTCTTTCCAACAGAATATATGACTGTTGGGAAAAACAATAAAGGTAATTTATTATTACGGTATTTAGCTACCTGCCTATAAGGCGTTTGTGTAGCATCTATCACATTAATCGTTGAATAATCAGCTTCAACGCCCTCAGCACAATCAACTGTGGCAATATACAAGTGACCCGGTATAGGTTGTTCGTATATGTCAAGACCTTCAATTGAAGATATTGGATTATGAAAGGCTAAACTTCTTAACTTGGCACCAGAAATCAATGTTGCTGATGACCCAATAAACTCTGTTTCAAATTCTTGTCGGAACTGTTCTTCACTTGTATTCCGTATCGTTTCTTCTTTCCAAGCCTGGTCTCGACCTGGTACCATCGACCAATGAACTTCAACAGGTTTGTATGTTGAGCGTCCTTCAATCGCATCTGTCCACATCTTATAGAACAGATTAAGACCATTTGGTGTTGATACAATGATAACTTTGGTTGTTTGACCAGAAGATATCACAGGATATGTTGACTGAAAGAAGTCTTGTGCCATGTTATGTGGCACAAAAGCAAACTCGTCAAGGAATATCAGGTTATAAGAACCGCCTCGGACACCATCAGCTGATGTTGCATAGGCAAATATCTTTGAACCATTTTCTAATTCTATATTACCTTTGTTCCAAACAACGATACCTTGTTGAAGCCAAATAGGTAAATATTCATAGGCCTT